TCCCAACTGAGCTAAGCAAAGTTGTTTTTTATTTTTTTTGTGGCTTAATTTTAATTTCATTAATTTTTTATTAATTTTTTATTAATTTTTTATTAATTTTTTATTAATTTTTTATTAATTTTTTATTAATTTTTTATTAATTTTTTATTAATTTTGGTGTATAATTTTAAACATACACATATTATACTTTCATATAATAATTATCATTTTTAACGCAATTAATAATATTTAAGCAGTCTCGGTGGAAGGAACCTTGGTAAAGTGTGCCTTTGTGTAGTGGTTCATGTTGAAATAGGAGAATACTGTGTGCCCATCAAGCTTTCCAAATAGGGTCTTTAGCTTGTCATCAGGAATTAGAATACGGTTATCCATCTTTCCAGTAACATCATTCATTACACCACGAAGGTTGTTAGTCTTGATATACTCGTAAATAAGATTGGTCACAAACTTACGATTGTAAGACTCGGTAGTGTTTAGACCACACACATCGGCAAGAATAGGGCTAATAGTGTACTTGTTGTTTAGTCCACTCTTAACAACCTTGGTTCCGGAAGAAGGGTTACGTCTTCCCTTAGGAATCTTCTTCTCAAGCTGCTTTCTATCAGTGTTCTCCATCTTGTCAATACTTAGACTTAGCTTTCTAAGACGAACCTGTCCCTCTACAAGAGACTTACTTAGAGCATCACGCTCTGCTCTCATGTCAAGTAGCTGAGTACGAGTATCAGCGGCAACAACCTCGTTTGTTACCTCGGCAGTAACCTCAGTAGGTGCGACAACCTCATCCTTTACGGGAGCAGTCTCCTCCTTCTTAACAACCTTATCCTTCTTAGCAACAGGCTCCTTCTTAGCAGCTGTATCCTTCTCCTTCTTTACAACAGGCTCCTTCTTAGTAACCTTTGCGTCTCCCTTGGTAGCAGTCTTTGATGTCTTAACAGTACTCATCTTACACTAATACTTTATATAGTATTATTCCTTTAAGTAATATTTTAGCAACAATTAATTAATTTTAATTATTTTTTATAATTAAAATAGTAAAAATAATAATAATAATAATTAAACGCAATATTTTTATTTTATTTGTAATGTTAGGTTAATTTATCAATAATTTTAATTCCATTTACTTTTAAAAATGTCATAATACCCGTATAATATGACATATAACAATTATATAATAAACTTAATTGATTATGGTGTTCCAACTTATAAATTATCGTAGTACTATTATTTACTTTTTTATTATCATCTTTTTCGGTCAAATCATTTGTATTTAATAATTTTACCGCATCATCATTAATAGTATAAAAATACCAATAAAAAGCAGGTAAGAAAATACATTCGCCTTTTTCCAAAGTTATTGTTGAATATCGTATTTGTGTTTTAAACAAATCATTTGTATGTAATTCTTTATTATTATTCCAAATATAAATATCCTTAAAAGATGATGGATGTATTATTATAAATGTTACTGTACCGGATGCTACAATATAATATTCATTATATGCTTTCACTTGGTTTAATGTAGTATCAATGTCATCATTTAATAATAAGGGTGTGTGAATTATATTATTTAATTGTGTATTATTATTGAAATAATTTATCCATTGCGTATTATCTGATTTCAATTCATCCAATTGTAAGGGAAATGGAAATGTAAATGGCTGTTTTAAATCACATATATTATGAAATTCTGGTTTTATTATCACAGAAGGAACATTTAATATGGTTCCATCAGGATTAATTGTCGTGTAATAATACAAATGCAAATATATCAAAAGAATTATAATAAAAATAATTATATGGGTCAATGTGTTCATTATTTAAAAAAAAAGTAATTATCTATAATAATATACCAAGATATTAGCAATTGAGTTATAACATATATTTTTAATTTAACACCATATATAAATATATAAATATATAAAGTTGATACTTGGAAAATGGACAAATCATTATTAATCGCTCATTTAAAAATGAATTATATATTTTATCTTTCAATTATCATTAGTTCCTTAATAATAGCAATTATTAGCAATAGTTTTATAATTGAAATACTTTTTTCTTATATAGTTATTTCTTTTTTAGGATATGTCACTCATTTAGTTTCACACGAAAATTTAGTTGAAAAATATTACCGGAATTTTCGCAAAAAATGTAGAATTAAAAAAAAAAGTTTTTTAAATAAGATTATTATGGGTATTATTGATGTTTTGAATTTTCATAATATTACTCACCATGATACTTCTATAAATAAACATATATTAAACATATTATTTGAAGCAATCCATAATATGTGCTCACAATCATTGGGACCCATAATTTTAATATACTTAACAAAATGTATCAATTTACACGTAATCTTTTTATGGGGAATTATGTATGCTACTGTTCATAACATAAATTATGTCCTATTTCCTTCTAAAACACACGAAAAACATCATATAAATGAACGTACCAATTATGGTATTGATGTATATGATATTTTAAATGAAACTAAATATGACAACACTTTGGAAAATATTAACCATTATGCCATTAATATAATAATAATAACATTAACTTATTCTTTATACATGACTTCCTTTTAATTAAAAACTCTTGAAATTAATTAAAAACCCCTGGTATTAATTAAAAACTCTTGAAATTAATTAAAACCCCTGTTATTAATTAAAAACCCCTGTTATTAATTAAAAACCTCTGTTATTAATTAAATAATTTTTTTAAATAATAAAAATCGCTTCCTTTACCATTTTTAATGCCTTTAATATTACCCATACCATCAAATTTACATTCTTTTGTGCCCATAAAAAAAGTTGAATAATTAAATTTACTTCCATATTCAATCTTTTTTTGGGATAAATATATTAAAAATCCATATAAAGTTAATATAACAGCACTAAAAAATATAACATATTGAGTATTCTTTACATATGTTGTGATTGTCTTTTTATTATCTTCATTTTCTTCGGTTTCCACGTAATAAGTTGAAATATTATTAATTACATAGATAGATAGTAAAAGTAATATTATTAATAATGTATATTTGTTTGCGGTTAAGGATATTAAAATAAACCAACCATATAATGCAAATGCCACCATTATTTCATATATGGGATTTACCAATCTATCAGATGTTTCTACGAAAGTTACGAAAAAATACATAGTAAGTAATCCTAATATATGCTTTGAAGTACGACTTGTATTAAATTGCTTTTGGATATTACACGAAAATAATTCAGCAATATAATTACCCGATATAATTAAAAAGAATAAGAATAATTGTTTTGAATATACAGGTATTTGACTAATTAAATTCATCATAATTATGCTAAATATTGTAAAATATATATTATATGCTTAGATAAAAAAATACACATAAACATTTTTTTATTCAAGTTATTTATAAATCACTATTAAAAATTACAAATATATTTTTAATTCTAAATATTATTAATATCAATTGTTTCATTGTTTTCAGATACATCCAATGTAATTATTTTATTTTCATCCAAATCGGTTTTTATCACTGTTTTTTTTACTTTTTCTTTTTCTTCATTTTCCTTGATTAACACATTTTCCTCCATAATTAACGCACTACTACTAAACAATACATCAGTATCTTCTGTTGTATTATCATCATCGGTATATAGTAAATTAACCAAGCGTGTTCCCTTTACCTTACTAATTAGCGTATTTGTATCATTATGGTCATATACCACCAATAAATCACAATTGTTTAGATTTGACATTTTACCCGAGGCATCAATATTAATAACCCTTTTTGGTTCCCAACTGCGTTTGCCAACCAATACTAAACACCCTACCGTAATTTTATTACCAAATAACCCTTTACCAGAAAATTTACCACGAATATGACCCAAACGTACTATATTATCTTCGCACAATACTCTAAACATTCGGTTTCCTAAATTAGCAATGACTTTTCCATAAATTTCATCAGGTTCATCATTATCAGCTAATTGCAATCGTTTCACGGCATTTCCACCGACATTTTTACGTGCTTGGTTTTTATGATGACCACCTGTAAAATTACGAACCATTATTATATAAATATATGCACTAATATAATTACTAAATAATCAAATCATTTTTTTAAATAGTTTGTATAATGTATATTTATTTGCCAATTGTTAAGTAGATACAAAATCTAACAAATCGTTGTAATATTCATCTTTTATTATATTTGATGATAAATATCAAAAAATATAAAAAAATATAAAAAAAACAAATGAATAGTATAAAATGATTGTTATATTGATATTAATATTTACATCTTGGGTTTTCTTATGTTTAGGTATTATTTATTTAATTAAACGAGTTTAATTTTAATTATTTTCACATACACGGTAATAAATGGAATCAATTGCTACTGGACTTGACCTAATAATTTCACACATTTGTCCAGGACGTAATAAAATAGCCTTTGCAACTGGGTCAAACCGAGAAATTTTAGGAAAATCTTTTGTATCTGTTGAATTGTATTTTTTCATAATCGCATCCACCTTTTCCTTATTATTAATATGTGTATGAGGAGGTACACTTTCGTGTTTTAATACATCAAATTGTAACGCAGTCACTGTATCCATAGTTATGTAAATTTGGTTTGATTCATAATCAGTATGCCATATTTTTGTAAGTGTTTGCTTAATATTATCACTAAGTTTATCCGTAATATTTGTTACAATTAAAATAGTATCACCAGGATTTAATAATCCTTCCGTTTCACATAAATCATTCATTACAGCATAAATATTATCAGGTCTAAGAGATTTTCCCATTAAATAATGTACATATAACTTGGATGCATAATCATAATCGGGGTTTTTATATTTACAGTGAATCATCATATCCAATTGTTCTGTTTCTTTCATAATATTGACTTCCTGAATACTCGCATTAATATAAGGCAATACATCATATTGCAATCCTTCCAATCTTTTCAATAGAATGTTTCTTGATATAAACAATTCACGCGATTCTTGATATTCTGACATTTTTTACTACTTACTCTTAATATATATATATTATTTTATATATATATTTTATATCATTTTTTTAGTCATTTATTTTTTAAAGAAAATTCACATTCATAATATCATAATATCCATAGTTTATTTAAAAATATAATAATAAAATTGCGTTATATTATACATATAATTATTATTATTTAATAAATATGTAATAAACATACTCTATAAATATATATATAATGACATTAATATTACTTAATATAATAGATACAATAAATTTATTATATTAATTGATATAAAAAAAATATAACAAGTTATTTTATTATGGGAAACTCTATTACATTTAATAATATCCAATCTGAACTAAAATTAGAAGAAAAAATGTCTCACATTATTTCGGTTTTTATTTTAACACTCAAATACCCAACCATTATGAAAATTTCTCAATTAAAATCTTTGAAAGGGTTAATATCATGGATTGAATACGTTGTTCGTCATAATTTTAGTTTTAATGAATTATATTATCTTTGGACTATTTATTTTGAACAACCAGTTAATAATAGTGTCCAATTAGACGCAGCCTTTGATAATACAGTACTTGACAAATGTGCGAATAAATGGTCCAAAGATTTGGCAACCTACATTGCTAAATATTTATATATTTATTCCGAAATTGTACTATCGCTTTATCCTGATAATACATCAAACTTGTCAATTGATTCTCTTTTTACTAATAACCACTACAACATATTACTTGAAAAAACAATCAGTCATTTTAATAGCTATTTACCAAAATCTATTGCGGATAGTTATTCTGTTACTCACGTACCTGAAATTATCTCACTTTACTACGATTCAGGATATGATTATGTTACTGGGAAATTTACTACAATATCTAAAATAAATACGATGAATTATAATAATAATTTACGCATTTTTTATCGTTATTTTACTGGTGGATTAGAATTACCGACACATATTACACGATTTTCACAAATATCTTACAAGGATACATTACCAACTTGCAACACAGAATCATCTGTACCTGATAATTGCTCTAAAACAGATATTTCTTATAATTTTTTATTTGCCAAATATGGACGACGAATGCGTATCATGATGTGTAAGCACGCCGAATTTCAATTACAATTAATATCTATTTTTATACAATTATTTGATGTGGAAAATTATAATAATAACCAATTATTTAGTAAATCAATACCTTATTCAAAAGTAAAAGAATTATCTAAACAAATTACTTATGTAATACAAAAACTAAATTACTTTCAAAAAACATCTGTACAAAAATCACTAAAAAGTATGAACCAAGCAATTAGACAAGTTATATTTAATACCGTATTAAACCAAACACACGAATTAAATGAATTTAAAACCTTTTTATTCACTGAATCATATGCTAAATATAATGATAACAATAATCATAATATTGAATTATTACAAAATAACCAACCAAATATGGACGCATTATTAATCCAACACGGCGGAAATGAATACACAGAAGATATTAAACCAGAAGATACTTCGTTTGAAAATTATATGTTGGCAGATGATTAAATTTTTATATTTTTTTAATTGCACTTTTAAACATTTAAAACGCCGACTTTATTATTAAATTAATATAAAGATTAATTGATATTTATACTAAATTAATTATGAAAAGAGATTTGGAATATGAAAATAATAATATTGGTTATGATTGGCAATGTACCGAAGAAGATGGTGGTGGAATTAAATGTAAAAATTATGAATTATGTGGAGAAGTTTTACCCAAATGGTGGTTTGAATGTAAGGGACATTACTTATGTATAAACTGTGATATGATGTTTGGAACTTGGAAAAATGGTAAAGGAGTATTGAATATGAGTGATAATATAGAATGTCCTATATGTTTAGAAGTTAAACGTTCTATATCACAACCAAATTGCGAACATACAATATGTATTGAATGTTTCAAAAGATGTTATTATGGTGATTATGATACCGAAAATGAACCGAATTTTCCTTATCCTGATATAGAAGATGAATATTGTGAAGACCAAGAGAATTTAAAATGGGAGACAAATTATCCCTTAATAAAAATATATAATGAAGATTGGGATAAATGGGATGATGAACGAATTAAAAAACGTGAGAAGGAGGAATATCTTTGTAAATGTCCATTATGTCGCAAATAATTGGTATTTTAAATGTTCAAAGGTATAAAAGAAAATGATGAAGCAATCATAATTTGGACACATACAAGAGCAAGAAATAAAGGATTCGCAAAAAAATTAGTAGAATTATTTAAAATTAAAAGTGCTTATAATCCATTGCCAGAAAGTATTGGGTTTTGGGAAAAATGTAATATTTATAACAATAAACCTTAAAACGTAAGTGTTTGCGAATTATTTACGAATTATTTATAATTACCGTATAATTACCCAATTGGTTGTTAATTTATTTTTTGATATACAGCATAATAAGCAAATTGTATATTTTTAATGGATTTATTTGGATTATATTCTCGTTTAATATTTGACATATTATATTTTTCATTTAATTTTTGATTTTGAATCCGTTTAAACCCAGCATTACATATTAATTTGGTCCATTCATCCTTTGTTTTATATTCGGCGTAAAATGTATCACAATGAGTAATATTTTCTTGTGTATTATTACTTTTTGGGAAAGATATATTATATAATCCATGCATTATATCCAAAAATATTTTATTATTATCAGTCATTTTAATATCGTGCTCGCGAATAAGTAGTATTCCACCATCATTTAGTAGATTGTAAATGTTATTAAAAATATTAGTGTTTTTTATATGATGTAATGACATTAAGCAAGTAATTAAATCAAATTTACAAGGTTTTTGTTCCATTTCAGGGTTTTTATTAAAAATAACAATATCATCAATTTCGCTAAATAATTGTACATAATTAAAATTGTTATGTATATTAATAATTTGTTTCGGTTCTAATACATCACATCCATAAGTATTTTCAGCGGTTAGTCCTAAATGTTGTTTTAAAGCGGATGAAATATAACCATCAGAACATCCAATATCTAAATATGTTTCAATAGGTGTTTGACATTCGCACATTTTTAAAATAGAGCATATTTCAATGGCACGAGCATTAGCACGTCCAATATTATTAATATATTCAGCTTGTTCAGTAAGTGGAGTGTTTGTATTAATAATAGCATTGTAAATATATATGTAAATATCATAATCAGGTTGGTTAGAATTAGCCATTTGTTTTACTTTTTTAATAATAGATGTTGCTAATAATGATTGTTTTTTGTTGGTAATATTAAAATATCTTTTAATAAAAACATCCATTAACACGGTTAAATGAGTATCTTGTGCCAATGTTTTATATAAGGTGGTCCATTGGTTTGTATGTTCAATTACGTTCATAATATACTTTTACTTTTTAAAGTGAGTTAATTTATGTATTAAAAAAATAATAATATTTCATTTTTTTAATGCGTGTTTAATCGCATAATCTATTTAAATGTAAAATAATAATAATATACATAATTCATACTACTGAATATGTATCTTTAATCCAATTTATTAATTCTTTACAATCACAATCCCAGCATTGTTGAATATATTTTCCTTTTAATTTTAATATTTTTGGTTTTTTCTTACAATTTGTTTTTTTATAATAAATATATGCACCATATTTACCCGTACGTATGCTAAGATTAGGTGTTAATGTTCTAATTTGTTCAATTGGTTTATTTTCAATAAAAGTAACAACTTCTTCACACGTAATGTTTTCCAATGGTCTATTTCCCGTAAAATCTAATTTATGTTTTACACAATTACCATCATTATCTTCATATTTGGCATAATTACCCCAGGATGTTGTGTAAAGGGTTAAATCCTTGCCTAAATAAGTACCCACAACAATATTTGTTTTTTTATTAGCACATTGTTCATCATTATTATTGATATTGCTATTGTTATTTTTTTCATCACAAACTTTATGATTATTATGATTATTATTACTTACTGAATTTGGTATTTGTTGGTTAATTTCATAGTTGCCTACCAAAGTATTTAATTGGTTATAAAAGGATAAACATATATCCTTGTTTGATGATTTTCCAATAGCAATGTCATTAAGTAATAGTTCCATTGATTGAGTATATTTGTAATTGAATATATCTTTAAAATAAGTAGAGCAAAATGAATATACTTGTGTTCCAATATCCTGTATAACCAATTTTTTCTTTTCATTTCCAAAGGTTACATCTTGTAAGGATGCGTTTAATTCGGGATTTTTATTTTTTTTGTAGCACAATGTATAAGATGTGATTGCTTGTGTTTGTCCTTTAATGTCTTCAATTTTAGCATAATTACGTGTTTGAATTTTATTTACCAGCGATGAATAGGTTGATGGACGACCAATCGTATGTTTTTCTAATAGTTTGATTAGAGCTGATTCAGTCAAGTGTAAATAATTATCTACACAGCTTGGTTTGGTAGTTATGGATATGGGAGTAACTGTATTCGCATTATTATTATAATCTTTTAAAACATATAAATATTCATATTCTTGGTTGCCTTCTGTAATATTTTTTAGTTTTGTGGATTTGGGAGATGCACTTACAATCATCCAACCCATGAAAGTAATATATTTACATTCTCTTTTAAAAGAATAAGTTGGTGTTGGTGTGGATATGGAACATATAAATTTATTAGCACGAGCAGAATTCATACAACTTTCTAATGAACGTGTCCAAATAAGTAGATACATAGCACATTCTTTGGTTGAATATTTACAATTCGTACAATTATCCAAAGTAGATAAGAATATATTAGTGGGACGTATAGCTTCGTGAGGGTCTTTTTTGTCCGTATTGGATATGTTGTTAATATTGGGTGTAAAATATTCGTCGGTATAATTAATATTAATATATTTTGAGACAGAATCAATAAATTCTGTGGAATAAGTGTTGCTTTCTGTTCTCATATAAGTAATATGTCCGTTTTCATATAATTTTTGGCATATTTTCATGGTTTCAAAGGATGAATAAGGCGATTGTTGTAATAAAAGTGATGTATTAAAAGGTTTGGGTGAATTGATTTCAATGGTTGTAAATGGTGCGATAGATAAAACATATTGATGATTAATAATACTTTTCATAAATAACTCGGTATCTTTGCTATTTGGAAAATTGTGGTTTAAAGTGAATAATAATTCTTTTTTATTTTTTAATTGCGGTGATATGGAAGGAATAATAAAGGTTCCATCTATTTTGTAGTTTATGGATAATTGTTGGTTATTAATTGATTGTTGATTGTCATAAATAAATCCCAATGCTGGTGTTTGGCATCTGCCCGCAGATAAAGCGTCATCTTTTTTATTTTGCGAAAATACTTTCCAAAGTATGGGTGAAATAGTAAAACCCATTAAAATGTCTAAAATTTGTCTGGTTTGTTGGGAATATACATAATTCATATTTAAAAAAGTGGTATTGTTGATGGCATTACAAATAGATTCTTTTGTAATTTCTTGGAATAACATACGTTTAGTAGATAATGGATTTAGTTTGTAATGGTCGCAAATATGCCAAGCAATTGCTTCGCCTTCGCGGTCATCATCTGTTGCTAAGATAACTTCATTGGCTTCTTTGATATATTTTTTTAATTTAGCTACTTGCTTATTTTTTTTAATGATATTGTAGGTGGGCGAAAAATTGTCAGATATATTGATATTTTTGATAGAAGTAAGTTCTCGTATATGACCAAAAGAAGCAATACATTTATATGTATTATTATTTGTATTATTATTATTATTGTTTTTATTATTATTTAAAAATGATTCAATCTTTGAACATTTTGCCGGTGATTCTACAATAATTAATATGTACGACGTCATATAATATAATATTTTAATTAATAATATATTATTTGTAAAGTCATTTTTTTTATTTGTTATATTATCATTCAATGTTAATAATTTAGAACATACATTTTATGCATTATTTTTTGGAATTTATTTAAAAAAATGATTGTAAATTATATATTTTTAAATAAATCATCATTTGACACGTTTAAAACGTAATTATTCATAATATATTTTGATAATGCTTCAAGAAATTTTGAAAAAATATCCCAATAAGGATTGGTATTGGGGAACTTTTGGACTTAGTTCTAATCATAACCTTACTTTGGAAATCTTAAAAACATATCCAGATAAGGATTGGGATTGGGGTACTAATGGAATAAGTAGTAATCCTTGTTTAACTTTGGAAATATTGCGTGCATTTCCAGATAAAGATTGGGATTATTTTGGTATTAGTGAGAATCCAAGTCTTACTTTGGAAATATTACAAGCATATCCAGATAAAGAATGGAATTGGGGAGAATATGGTATTAGTTCTAATCCAGCCTTAACTTTGGAAATGTTGCAAGCTTACCCAGAAAAAGATTGGTGTTGGAGGGATGATGGTGGGATTAGTAGTAATTTTAGTTTAACAATGGAAATATTGCAAGCATATCCAAATAAAGAGTGGGTTTGGGGAAATGATGGAATTAGTAGTCATATCAAACTAACTTTGGAAATATTGCAATTATATGAAAATAAAGAATGGGATTGGGGTATATATGGACTTAGTTTCAATCCATCATTAACTTTGGAAATAATAAAATCATATCCAAATAAGGATTGGCATTGGGGTAATATGGGATTAAGTCTTCATCCTTGTATAACTTTGGAATTATTGCAAAAATATCCTGATAAGGACTGGGAATGGGGAAATTCAGGATTAAGTTCAAATTTTAATTTAAGTATTGAAATGATAGAAGCATATCCTGAAAAACCTTGGTGTTATCATACCATTGGTAGAAATGACAATATAACTTTGGAATTAGTAAATAAATGCAAAAATAAAAATTGGGATTTTGGAGAATATGGGTTTAGTTCAAATACAGCGATTAATTTGGAATGGTTGAAAACTTACAAGGATAAAAAATGGAATTTTGGAAAATATGGAATAAGTTCAAACAATTCAGTTACTTTGGAGATGATTCAATTATTTCCAGATGAAAATTGGTATTGGAATAGATTTGGAATTAGTTCGCACATTGGGACAATAAATATGGATAAATATAAAAAAAAACACGCTGAATATTTTAATCATTATATATTTGAGGAATTGATTGCTAAATCCTTGCATCCATCCAGAATTTGTAAATATATTTTAAATGATAATCACAATTTTTAATCTTGTATGTTTGTGTTATGCTTTAATATATAAAAAAAATAAATAAAAAAATATAAAAAAATAAATAAAAAAATAAATAAAAAATAAATAAAAAATAAATAAAAAAATAAATAAAAACCCCAAGGGTTTTTTTTAATGTTGTTGAATAAAAAATATTTAATCTTTGTATTGTTTTATTAACATTCGTAGTGTATTTTTAGGAAATTGTAATTTATCAATATATTCATTGAATAATTTATTATTTTTGTTTAATGATTTTATTAATTTAATAGCACTTTGTTTATTAATTTGAAGTTTATTACACATTTGCAACAAATATATTTCTGTATTTTGTATGTTTATAAAATGAGCATTAATTTCGTTGGTTTGTATAATTAACATAGGGTATATTTGTTCTATGTTATTATTCATACAATCATTGTCATAATTATTATACTTATTTTGCAATTGGTCAATTACATATTCAAAAGTTAATAATTTATCTGTGGATGTATTTATGTTTTTAAAATAGTTCAAGTATTCATAAATATAATTATTATTGCTATTATTGCTATTATTGCTATTATTATTTATACATTTAGATACGTACCAATTTATAATAATACAAATATTATTTAGTAAGCAATCTTCCACAGATATGGTTGATAATTTTTTTAATGTTATGAAATGTAATAATTTATTAAAATCGGATAACGATTTATTTTCTACACAAGTATCGTCATTAATTAATTCATCATTTTTTAAATAAATATTAAAATCATTAAAATCTATATTTTTACAATAATTTGACAATTCATTAGTAGCCGCAGTGTTTGAATTGCTTATAAAAATTATAGGAATAGTTAGCAATGGAGAATGTTTCGGGGATAATACATCTATTAAATTTTTTAAAATAATGTGATAATTCTTAAAATATACATACAAATCTATATTATTTATAAGCAAACATTTTATGTTGTTGTTATTCGTTGTTTTGTAATTAAAAAAAGAATTTATAGATGATGTTGGTTTATGATTTAATACGTCTATATTTATTAATTGAGTTACAGGTCTATTTATTAAATCATCTATTGGTAAAGTATTGATTTTTATGTTTTCTTTTTTCATTAAGGAATATAAAAATAAAGTAGTTTGGTATATAGATGTTGTATGAATAAAAATACCTCTTGAAATAAGATTATTGTTACATATATTATTTATTTGACTAATTAATTCGTTTTCCATTATTTCCATATTTTTGACAAGTATTACTGATAAGTATTGCTAATAATTAATAATTAAATGTGTTTATATTTAATTAAAAAATATTAATATAATTTTTGATAATCAATAATTACTTATTAAATTATTAAATCATATAATATCCAATAACAAGCAATTCTAATATACTTTTATTTGTATGTTCTTGAATAAATCCACACATTCCTCCAACAATTGCTCCAATCATTGATGCACGCACTGAACACAAAAATACAAATCTCATTAGAATATAACCTGTTAAAGTTCCTGTTGTTGTCCAATATAGGTAATTAAACATTTATATATACATATTATAATTATTGTTTTATATTATTAATTTGTTTTTTTAATATTTAAAAGGTTAGTGTGATTGATTTAAATTATTTTTTAATAATAAATTATGTAATAGTTGCATTACATATAGCTACACAAGATTGGCTTGCCCAGGCACAAGCAGGTCCAGCAAATATTCCCCCAGAACATACAATACCAGCAGCAGCTAAACATCCAACACAAGAAAGAGCTCCAGCATTAACTTGGTCTAATAATATACATACGACAAATAACAATACGTAAAAGCTTAAATTGTACATCATTTTATTTCAATAATAATATAAATAATAATAACAATATTTGTAATCATTTTTTATAAACCCTTTAATTGGTATGGGATTATAAACCCTTGAATACCCTCCATTTGCGTTGTAACTAAAAAAATGAATATTAATTTGCCAAAGATAAATTATGGTATTAAATAATTGATATAATATGGATATTTGCTTAACACCAAGTGTGTATATGCCTGGAATAGATAATAATGGTAATTATGTGGATTGTAAGCCATCTATTGTTGTTGGTACTGGAATTACCTGTCCTTGTGGAACAAGAGCAAATAAAGTATATGAAAGTTCGTCTAAATTTTCATCCCATATAAAAACACAAACACATATGAATTGGTTAGAACATTTGAACAATAATAAAAGTAATTATTATTTAGAAGCAATACGAGAAAAAGAAATAAATAAAACACAACAACAAATTATTAGCAAACTGGAAAATGAATTGTATAATAAATCAAATACTATTACTTATTTAACCAAACAACTTACTTATTCACAATCAAATTCGCAAGTAACTGATTTGTTAAATATTGATGACTAAATAAATAATTAAAAAAACATATACACATATAATTAAAACATACTAAAATTATTAGCATCTAAAATTATTAGCATCTAAAATTATTAGCATAATCAACAAGTTTTTCAATAATATCATTATTCATTATTTTTTCGTGATAATATTGCTTAATACATTGATAAGTCCAATGCATACAATCAAATCCAAATAATAATAATAATATGGATTCGTTGCCAATATCATCTGTATATTCCATTCTTTTGCGAAAAATTTGTAATAAATCATTAAATGGTTTGTATGGTTCAACCAAAGGCAATAGTTCATCTTTAATCAAAACATTGATATTATTATCATCATCAAAAATATTCATATCCTGTGTATTAAATAAAATGCCAATTTCTTCCCAATATAACTGATTTCCTACTGATTCTGCGGTTTCTGCACAAATATTTTCATTATCAATCATATTACGTTCCATTACATTATATAAAGGTTCGTAATTATAGTTGTATATTACTTGGTTATTTTGTTCATAATTTTTAGTGTTTAAAGGTGTGTTTGTTGTTTGTGTTGGTTCATTCATATTATAAATAATAACTTACAATAATAATATATAAACAATTAATATATATATATTATATTATATTATAATATAACATAACATATTATATGAGTATTTATCCAACTATAATTACACATGTACAATCAAGAGAAGAATTTATGTCAATAATTAATAATAATACGAGTATTGTAGTGGTTAAATTTGGAGCAACTTGGTGCAAACCTTGTCAAAAAATTAAAAAACAAGTGGAATCCTTTTATAATACAGCACCATCCGATGGTATATATATGGATTTGGATATAGATGAATGCTTTGATATTTATGCTTTTATGAAAAAGAATAAAATGGTATCTGGGATACCTGCGTTGTTATGTTATGGTGCTGAAAATAAAACATATATATCTGATTTATCAATTAGTGGAACTGACCCTATACAATTAGATAATTTTTTCAAATCTTGTGTTGCGTTGTATAAAAAATCTGTGAAATATTAAAAAAAATATGCTTTCGTAATTATGTAATGTAATATATAATAATGTTGTATATTATTTGAATTGCTTTTGTATGCTACCTATTTATATGTATTAATGATAATAGGCATTAATATTAAACCGAGCATATTGAGCACAATCATATTATTTATGTATTGTTTTTATACTACTTGGAATTTATATGTAGGGTGTAATAGTAAATTGTTAAAAAATAAATTAATAAAATGTACGTTTGTTACAGGATATTCATTATTTTGTGTAATGGCTTATTGTGTGTTGTATTACACTTGGGATAAATATAATAAAAATATGTTATATTTAATATATTTGTTAGGAGTTCCGTTGTATTATTTTACTGCGGTAAAAATAGCCGAATATGTATTTGAATGTAATAAATATCATACATTATTATTAAAATGAGGAAAAACAGGAAAAGCAATATAATAAATTAATAATAAAAATAATTATATATATATAATTATATTTACAATGGAATTACCTATAAACAATCAAGTCATACATCTTGATTTATCAAATCATGATTTAACAGATAATACACTAACTACCTTTTTGTCTGAAAATATTGAAAATCTTACTCAATTAGAAACACTTAATTTAGATAATAATAATTTAAATACTTTACCTGAAATTATTGGAAATCTTGCTCAATTACAAGAACTTGAAATACGTAATAATAACTTGACTACTTTGCCAGAAAGTATTGGAAATCTTACTCAATTAAATTATCTTAATTTATATAATAATGAATTATCTACTTTACCTGAAAGTATCGGAAATCTTGCTCAATTAACTAACCTTTATTTACATAATAATCAATTAATTGAATTACCTGAAAGCATTGGCAATTTTACTCAATTAACTACATTTTTTTTAAGTAATAATAAATTATCTGCTTTACCTGAAATTATTGGAAATCTTACTCAATTAGAAACACTTGATTTATCTAATAATAAATTAGCTGAATTACCTGAAAGTATTGGCAATCTTATTAATTTACATAATGTTATATTAGTGAATAATAAAATGACTACTTTGCCAATGGGGACTTTGTCCCTACTTAAAAGTATGAATAATGCTCAATTAAATAATATTTATTTATATGACGAACATAATAAATTAACAAAAAAAACATATGAAAAATCTATCAATAATTACAACAAAACATTGGAACAATTTGCTAAACAAATTTATTTAAAAAATTTAAAAAATGATTCGCTTATGAATCAAAGTATTATTATAACAATGCCAAACAATAATAATTATTCACGCGAAGCAATTATAACCGGATTAAATCCAATTACTTTCAGCAATATTGTACTAAAAGAAAATGAAGAATATAATTTTTACATGCCAAATAAAAGTATAGGTGAATTACCTAATAAAACCTTGTTGAATAAATTATCAAATAAACTAAATCTAAATAGAGATATTTGGAACGAAATAAAACAATTTGGTGGAAAACGAAGTAATAAAATCAAGAAAATCAATAAAATCAATAAAAGCAAGAAAAGCAATAAAAGCAATAAAAGCAAGAAAAGCAAGAAAAGCAAGAAAATCAATAAAAGCAATAAAAGCAAGAAAAGCAAGAAAAGCAAGAAAATCAATAAATAAATCTAATAAAAATAATTAAATAAAAATAAATATATAAAAATATAAATGCGTGTAATTGCGATTTAACTTGTTTTTTTATATATTTAATTAATTATATTAATTATATTAATTATATTTGGTAATGGACGATTATAATAAAAATATATTAAATATATCTCAAAATGAATGGTGTAGTCGTATTGTATATGTATTAACACCTCAAATATTAGAAGGATTCCGCTCTATTTTCATGAATGCTTATGCTCAATGTAAAAAATCAAATGAGTTGACTAAATATTTATCAGTATTCCAGCAATTATGTGGAGTTATTCCTAAATGGAATGAAACTACTATTACGTCGGAAACGAATAAAATCATATCAAATAGTAATTGTGCTCATTTGGAAGATATGTTATCTTGTATGCATATTTTGCAATTAAAATTATTATCTACGATGCGTGTGGGACATACACAAAAACAAATACATATAAACATTCCTAAATTATCTACATTTATTCATGATGTGTATATTAATTGTGCGAGGGAACTATATAAATACACTTATTTATATGAAATACTTGGACCTGAGCATACACTTCAAAAGCAACGAAATAATCACCAGCTTGAATTATTGGTACAAAATTGTATTATTTATACTGTTAGGAATAATATTCCTATTTCCAAATTATTAGATGCATATTTGTCTGAAAATATGGAAGAAGTGTTAAAGGAGGAAACGATTGAAACTCCAATTGAAACCGATGAAGATGTGCAAAATGATGGATTATTAAGTAAGGAAGAGTTGAATGAAAAAATGCATGCTCATATAAGAAATAATACGAATGAATTAGATGCTATTGTAAATGCCCCTACTTTAACTACGAATAGTATTAATAGTGTTACTGATAATGATATGCCAATATCGACTAAAATGCCTGAAATAGATGAATTGCCAGTAATGGAATTACAAAATAAAAATGACAATGATAATAATAATGTTGATGATATGAATATTAGAGAAATAAAAGACCCATTAAATGCTCATAAATCAATATATGATGATGATTCAATAAATATGTTAAAAGATACATTAACAACATCTAATTCAAATGATAGTATTCATACAATGCATAAAATGAATGGTGGTAATATGGATAATGATAATAGTAATGGTGAATTTAATAATTTATTGGTGCAAGAGGTGCAAGATGGTAATGCCAGTGAAAATGTGGAAATAAAAACCCCCGAAATAAATAATATATCAGACACGAAAACTCTACAATTTTCAGCTTTTCCCGAATTATAAACAAAAATAAAAATAGTTTGCGAAAATTATAATTTATAAAAAAATTAATAAATGCAACCTAAATAATGATTATTAAAATACATATGGTCGTTAGTATTTGTTTCATATAAGCTATATTGATTAGAACAATTATTATTTTCATATCCTTTACATTTTTTAATAATACCATATTTATTTTCAAAATACTCACCATCCAAATGCATAAAAGGAAATAATGGAATTGATAGGGGCATGTGCGGAACTATATCCCTATTATGAGTGAATCGCATATTATTTATTAATGGTGATATAATATTCGCAAACTCTTTATTTCCTAATCGTGGTGAGCCAAAAGTAATAATATGTATGTTATTTTTATGATTTTTATTGTTTGATATGTACATGTCTGCTTGTATTTTTAAAGCAATAAAAAGTACTGATGAGCCTAATGAATGTGCGGAAAAGATTAATTCATATGTAGGGTATGTTGAATGTATGTATTTAATAGCATTATAAACATCATTATAAACACTCATTGCGTATAAGTAAAATCCTTGATGAACTTTACAATTAATACAAATGTTGTTTTGTGTTGTTGGATATGAATAATTGATTAATTTTATATCTAAATCATCCATCCAGTTAATGAATGAATTGGTTCCCCTTAAAATGGTATATATTTGTTTCTTTTTTGTGGAATACCCAACAAATCCGTGTGTATCATATGTATTATTAAATACGATAGATTGAGGTATAATGTGCATTTTATCCAATTCTTTTTTGAAAATATTATTAATATTAATATTTAATCTGTCATTGGTATTGGTATTATCATAATCATTATTATAAATATAATCATTATTATTAATTTTGTATTTATTGTTATTGTCAATATGGTGGCAATATTCCAAAGATATTAATTGAGTACAAGTGTTTATTAATGTGGTATCATAAGAAAAAGAATGTTTAATGTTGGTGTAAAAAAATAATGTTATAAAAAAAATAATATTCATAATAATGATATATAATATATATTATTATTATAATTATAAATGATATTTAATAATTGCTTTCAAGGATTATTTGATGGGTGTTATATAAATATGTGTTGTTGGTGTTGTTGTCTTGATGATGAACACGGACATCCATATAATTATATGGAATCACCTAATGTTAAAAATGGATACGTACAATATATAAGAACAGAAGATTGTCCTATTATTGGATATGTATAACTTATTAAATATTGTTTATTTTATTTCTACACAATTAACCTAACTATAATTATTCACATTGATAATGATAGTTAGGTTAATATAATATACATTTTTTATTTTTATATTATTTTATGTTTTAATTTTAAAGTTTTTAATTTTAAAGTTTTTAATTTTAAAGTTTTTAATTTTAAAGTTTTTAATTTTAAAATTGATTTTTACTAATTAATATTTAAATATTTAATTAAAAATAAACTTACTGAGGACCCTGTCCAATTTCAAGAGGAACCTGTTGGAAATCAGGCGTAATGGTAGACTGATTCCAAGGACCGGTATATGTTTGAGGATTGGCAGGCTCAGAACGAAGCTGTTGGTTGGCATTGCGTAGAGACTGTCCAACTGTATCAATACCAATATTGTGTCCAGCACGTAATAGATTTACGTTTGCTAATTCACCTTCCCCAGAAGGGTTAAGCTCTTCCCAATAGGAATCCTGACTGGTGGGCACAATTAAATCCTTGGGTGCGGCAGAAATTTTGGAACCATTTAGTGCGTTGTTTCCCTTGGTAGTTTTCTGCTTAATAGGGGCATAAATACCATCATCATAATAAGCAGGATTACTATTTTTGGACATGGATTCCTTAGTTGATGAATTTCCTTTTGATGATAAATAATTACTTAATATATATATGCCAGCAATTGACAATAATATAACTACAACCACAGAACCATATTTAGATAGATTTTTAAACATACTACGATTTAATATATAATAAATTAACGATAATTATTTTACACAATTTAATTTAATTATTTTATTATTTATAACAAATAACCCTATTTAAACCCAATATTCAATTAACATATAAAAATTAATTAAAAATTACCAGGATATTTTGCTTATTTTTTTAAATCCGGAATAAGGTTTGTATAATCCACTGGGTTCTTCTGTTGGTGCTGTGTGATTATCTAATGCCATATTAATTGCGTTCTCTGATGTTTGTGGGGGAGGGTTAGATATTACGGGTGAATAAGTGGGATTATCTACGGTACGTACTTTATTTCGTCTTGATTTTATAGCATTTACATTATTGTTATTACTTTCCTCTTCATCATCATTATCACTACTTTTTCCATTGGTCCCATTAATTAAATTAATAACCCTTTCATATAAAATATGAACCTTGTTTCCTAATTTGGACTGCATACTGAGTAAAACGACTAATAAAGGACCAATATAGTTGAATAAATTCATTTCAGGATAAGGAATTTCGCTATATGTGGGTGCGAAAGTGGCAATTCGCTGGATAAATACTAAACCGAGCGTGATGAATAATATTTGTAAAATAACTTCCATACTTAATTCTAAACTATTTTTATCTTCATCAGCATCAGGTACATATGTTTGCATTAATTTATTAAGAATAATTACAGGAATAATGGATAAAATTGTATATTGGGCAATATTTAATAGCATACTATTTGATTCATCATCAAAATTAAACACTGTTTGAATGAATGTTTTTTTTGGAACTGGCGTATAATCCATAGTTATATATTTATATATATATAAAAAAATAAAATTATTATATACAAAAATCACTTAATAATTTTATTATTATTTTTATTATTTTTATTATTTTTATTATTATTTACACACTTTTGCTCAATAAAATTATATACAACGAATTTTTATTTATTTTAATCATACATTAAAAATCATACATTAAAAATCACACATTAAAATAGGGTATTATAAACCCCTGATATTAAATATTAATTAATCTGTCTAAATTCATAACGTGATAAATATGGTTACTTGATGTAATTATATTATTTTTTATTTTATATTGCTTAAATAATGGGTTATTTAATTGATTTTCTGGTGTATGATTATGAACGGTTTTAGTTATAATTTTATGTATATTAAATCCAAAATGACGCTCACGACCATCACTATGATATAATATATTTTCACCCTCGTCATTTAAACACCATTCATTGATTAGCTTAACAATAGGGTTTTTCTTTTCTTTTTTAGATAATATTGGATAATCAGGTAATAATTCGGAATGTAGAGCACAAGCTAATCTTGTCAAATCAAAACTCATATTTGGCAATAATTCAGGTTTTTTATTATTGAAAAAAGGTTCCATATTATATTGACCATAAGCATCTCCACCTTTGGCATATTCATCGCTTATACATAATTTTCCATTTACAGTATAAATACTTCGTCCAAAATCAATAATTTTATAAATATTTCCAAAAGTAGGTACTTTATACGTAATATTATTATATATATACACAACATATTTTATTGTGGTAGAAACCATCATAATATTACTGGCATGCAAATCATTGTGAGTAAAATTATATTTTTTTTGGTATAATAATAAAATCATTATAATTTGCATCAACGCGGAAGACCATTCATCCACCGAAATTGGATTGTTATTATTAATACTATTTTCAACGTAATCACCAAAAGTTTGCTCGCAAGTTTCCATTAATATTAATTGAACTGGAAATTTATTTATTTTAATATGAACCTCATCCTCTTCCTCTTCATCATTTTCATCATTTTCATCATTTTCATCATTTTCTCCACCCTCATCATCATCATCATCATCCTCGTCCTCATCATTATTGCCTTTGTAACTACTTGAATCACAATCGCTACTATCAGTATCAGAATTAGCATCACTATCTGTTTTGCTGCTATACGAATCTGTACTTTTAGATGATTTAATTAAATTGTTGGATTCATTTAATTCATTGATATTAGTAGTGGTAATTGTTTTATAATTTTCATTAATATTGTTAAACAAAGGTAGTGTGTCAAATTGTAAATTATCGTTGGAAACGGTGTTTAAAATATTAATAGGGGCATTGCCAATAATTTCTGTAAAATTTAATAATTCAAATAATTTTTCTTCGCCGCGTAAATGTTTTAAGAAAAACTTGTTATCTAATAAATCATCAATGTCAGATTCAATATTTGTAATAAAATTATTTTTAATACATAAATAAGAACCATAAAAAGATAATCCGTGAATAAATCCTTTATTTACTAATGAATCAGTTAATTGTAAAAAAAAACTATCAACAGACGATGAATTATTGACAGAATGCATTTTATATTGAGCATCATTTTCTTTTTTCAGTAATTTGGGACAAGATGAATGAATGGATGGTAATGTCATATGTAGAGCGTCGTTTTCATAATCTCCTTGTAAATATTGACAAGGGTTAATTAAAGGGGCATATTTAACAAATATATTTTTAGAATGGACATTATTATTTTTTTTAATTTGGCTGTTTAAAATATCAAAAATTTGTACGGAATCGTTATTAATAGATATCTTTTTTTCAAAATATAATAATTCACAACCGTTATTTGATGGAATACCAAGGTGGTTATTTAAAGGTATAAATGATTGTATGTTTAATATGTCTAATTTTGATTGTAATAAATCCATATTTTTATATAAATCATTAAAGACTTGTATAAAAATAATTAAACACATTTGATTTATTTTAATTTTTGACATTCATTTTTTGACATTCAATTGGTTATTTTATAATTAATGTACAATTATATTACAATATTTATTTTTATTTTTAAATAATAAATTATTATAAATATCTTAAATTGTATATGCTTCGGGTGTATATACATCATAACTTCTTTCAATCTGTGGAACGAGCATAGTAATCTTAAACATTAATGAATAATTTAAATTTCCAAAACGAACTAAACTACCATTTTGATTACGAACACGAATAGTTAGCGAATTTAATCTTTCGCGTGGGGGATTATAAACCCTTGTAGGTTGATTATTAGCATCATACCATTGTGCCAAAGGAATTGAATTTACTCCAATTTTAGCAAAAGCAGATTTAACATATCCTCCGTGATTATTTGTTGTATTATTTCCAGTCATACTTGGTACTGTTTCATCAATACAATTAAGTTCTGGAATATCAATATAATAAAACGCGGGTCCTAATAAATTTAGTTTATAAATGGGTTCAATATAAGATATTTTAGCACCGGGGTGATTTTGGTCTGGTTCAAGCCAAGGTACAGTATGTTCTCCTTCATAAATAAGTGTTAATTTGTTATTTTCAACTTCCATGGATGTTACATTTTCAGGTGTAAATCCTAAATTACTTGGTAATCCCCATTCAGTAATATTTTGCATAGCATTATCATTACAATAATTATGAGTGTTTGAATTGCTATAATATTCGGTAAAAACAAGTTTATTTAATAATTCAAAATCTGAACTTTTATTACCAAATAATATTTTTTGATTTACTTGGTTATATGTAATTACAAACTGGTCATATCCATTAAAATTACTTGATTCTGTTGGATAATATTCCGCAATATAGGAAGTTAAATAAGTAGTTACTGCTTCATTAAATAATATTTCCAATGTATTGGTAATATGTGGTTGAGTATAAAATCCAGCAGGAATTTCAATAGTATAATGGCTGTCAATATTAGACATTAGTCCTTCATAAATAGCATTTTCTAAATCAGTAGGAGGGTTAGGGTTTCCGGAGTTGGATGGGTTGTAAGGTTCAGTAATTTTCATATATAGAGTAATATTATCCAATACTTTGCTAAAAGTGTCGTAAGCAGCTGGAAACGTCCAAGAATGCATGGAAATACCAGAAATATGCTTATAATCTTGGGGAAATTGGACGTAAAATTCGGCAGCATCGGGATTTTTTAAAATATTACGGTCTTGCGAATTAATAGAAAAGTATTGATTATATACCATATATTTATTTGAATTAGGTGTAAGTATATTACTATTGCTACTGAAATTGTTGTTATTAGGTTGCATTAAAAAATTGGCACCAATAGATGAATTATGATTCATTATATCTATATCTATAATATATATCTATATAATATTTATATATTATATCTATTACCTTTTAATTTATTATTATTTTTTTAATCAAATCTCATAATAAAAATAATTGTAATGATAATTTATTTAGTCATTTAATAATTTTCAATTTTGTTTTATGAATCTGAATCATCTGAATCATCTGAATCATCTGAATCATATGAATCATCTGAATCATCTGAATCATTTGAATCGTCATAATAACTATTTTTTAATTTACAGTGAATATTTTCGTGAAACGTAGCACTTTTACAACTATCAAATTCTTTATTGCAATAAGAACAACACCAAGATTCATAACATTTATTTTTTTGGCAATTTTTAGCAAAATGTCCTAATTTTCCGCAAATGAAACATTTATTATTTGTTCCATTACTCATTTTTTTTAAAGTATCTATGGTTGATTTGTCTAATTTTAATGATACAAATGAACCACCACGAACATTATTTATACCATATTTATCCATATATTGCATCGTTGTTTTATCTTCATCATAATCATCACAATTTGATTTTACTTCCAATATTCTTAATGGTTTATATATTTTCGTCCAAGCTGACCCATTTGAATTAAAATGACTTTCCAAACGAAATTTTGGATTATTAGTTTTACCAATATAATATTTACCTTGTTCTAATTGAATAGCATATACACACACCATTTAAATATGTCAATTTATAATTGTAAATATTAATATACATAATATTTGAATTCATTTTTTTAAACGCATCAATTGGTATAAAATTTATTAAAAAATAATTACTTAAATGCATATAATTATAATTATTAAAATGGCTTGTTAATTATAATTAAAATGCATTTATTAAGTATAGATATTGGTATATGTAATATGGCGTGTTGTTCAATAATAATTGATGATGAAACAAAAAAATGGAGTATAAAGCATTGGGAAATATTGGATTTAACAAAAAACATAGCAACTGATGAAAATAATACAAATATTAAGTGTAGTCATATAATGGCACGAAAACAAACGCAATGTATAAAAAATGCGACTTATTATAATAAAAATGCTAATATTGGATATTGTACGTCACATTTCAAGCCATTTTCAAACAAAGTAATAACAAAAAATGATACATTAAAAAAGATAATGTTATTGACGAATGATGAATTGCTAAGTTTGAAACAACAATGGAATATAATTATACCAGAACGAGATGATACTACACATAGTAAGCGATGTAAATATATTCATTCTTTTGTGTTAAAAAATGGATATAAATATTTAAAGCCGACAAAATATAATAATGCTGATATGATAGATATAATGACATTGTCAATTGCGGTTAAGGAGCAATTTACAAATTTGTGGAATGTACATAAGCAAAATTGGGATATAGTGTTAATAGAAAACCAGCATAGTTGTAATTCGTTTGGTTCAAATACGAATGTTAAAGTAAAAAACTTGCAATTACAAGCAATGGTATGTCAGGTAATGATTGATTTAAAATTATCTTCGCAAAAAATCTATCCAATATCGGCATCAAATAAGTTACGATTGACAGAATTGTGTAATACGAGTAATATAATATCAAATGCGTTGGAAAATATAGATACTTATGCTGAAAGAAAATTGACGTCTGTATCATTAATGACATTATTACGACAAGAAAAAGATTTATCATTTGAATCATCAATTTCCGCGGAATGGATGGATTTTTTTAATACACATAAAAAGAAGGACGATTTATCTGATTGTTTTTTACAAGCTTATTGGTACATGTCTTATAAATTAAACATACATTCCAATGGTTTATAATCCCCTGAATATTGGACATAATTATCCATTAAAACCCAAAAAACATATATTATAAAATTATTAAAACCCAAGTTATAGTATTAAAAACCAAAACTATTTAATCATACTAAATGGTTATTATGATTAAACCCAAAAAACATATATTATAAAATTA